TTATACATTGCTTGTGGCCCACCTGCATTGTCAACTGCTTTAGCTGTCATTACAAATTCGCCGTCACTTAACATTGCTGGAATTTTATCATCTTTCGGACCGCCTGGCCCTTCAATCATTCCAAATTTAGGAGGAAAGAATTCGGTTATACCTGGATTCTTTTCTATTTCATTCATCATTTGTTTTCCACTCATGCGTGGATCAAAAATTTGAGGGTTAATACCTGAACTACCATTCATACCGCCCCCAGAAGCTCGACGAACGGGTATTTTAAAATTCATTCTATTACGTGGATGTCCCCCAACATTTAACTGAGCTATTCCCCCAGTTGCACTTGGTAGAATTGCTCTTCCTTCTGAATCTTCTGTAAAGTCAACAAGTTTACCATCTACAACTCTATCTGCTACTTCACGTGTGTCTACATTAACACCTAAGTCTAAAAACTTATCCTCTAATTGAGGACTACCTCCTGTTTTTGTTCCCCATAAATCATTAAGATAATTCCACTCACTCATTAATCTTTCTTTTTCAGCCATTGAATCAGCTCGTTCTATGTCAAATTGTTTTTTAGCAAGTAAAGATGCAATTATACTAGCAATACCTTGCCCTCCTAAAAGTTTAGAACCTTTTTCTAAAGTACCTAAAATTCCACTGCCTTCTCTTGCTAATTCATTTTCTAATCCACCAAAGCCTTTTCTACTAAAACTACCAATTGTCTTACCTAGTACATCACGAAAAGTACTTCCTTCTTTTAAAAAACTAGGTAAGCCAATGTTTCCTCCAAGAAAAGGTTTTCCGCCAGGCATTCCTCCCATACCTATAAAAGCAGCTAAAGCAAGTGCTTCGGGATTATTACGAGCAATGTCTTGTGCACCGCTGCCTACGTCCCTTATACCTTTTCTAACTCTATTAACTATTGATTTTAACATGTACTCCTTAGCAATTCATGATATTGTTACAAATGCAAGGAGGCTGACCTTGAGATAAACCTATTTAATTATATATTTATAGGCAAAATATTGCTATATGACAATAGATATTTATGGAAAAGAAAGGAATCCCATGGCTAAGAAAGAAAAAGTAGAAGAAGAAGTATTAAAATTTGAAGCTATTAGACCTTTTGGTCCAACTATTGTTAAAGGTAAGATGCCTGATAGTATAGTTAAGTTATTAGATGATAAAGCTTCAGAAATGTTTGAAGATAAAGAATACGCAAAAAAATTTGATCACGCACCTCATTTAGCAGGAAATGTTAAACAAGAAACAAGATATGATTCTGAATGGTTAGGTTTACCTAGCGCTCAACCAATGATTCATTTAATGGGTGAGATGGTTAAATCTTATCTTTCTATTCCACCTGCTAATGAAACAATTAGTCCTGAATTTATAGGTCAAATGGTTATTGAATCTATGTGGGCCGTGAGCCAATGGGCTGGGGACTTTAATCCTTTTCATATACACGAGGGACAATTATCTGGTGTATGTTATTTACGAGTACCACCAAGTTTACCAGATGAATATGCACGAGAGGATCACTACCCAACAGTAGGAGATATATGTTGGTTTAACGGCCAAGCTGCTACTTTTAGTGGTCACAAATTTCAACACTCTCCTAAAGTAGGAGATATATTTTTGTTTCCTAATTGGTTAGCACACGGTGTCTATCCGTTTAGAACTAAAAATGAAGAGAGAAGATCTGTATCTTTTAATTTACAATTAATAAAAAAAGAATCAGATCCTCAAGTAGGGAACGCTGAAACAGCTAGAAGAAAAGAATTTTATAATAAGAAAAAGTGATCAATATAAATAAAACTCCAATGGTCCGTGTAACATGGGTAGATGCTCGTGATATGGAAACAGGGTGGCTTGAAGTAAAAGAAATTCTTAACGCACCTGTTGCCACATGTATGGAAGTAGGGTGGTTAGTAGTAAATACTGAAGAAAAAATAGTTATTATGAGATCTTTTAGTGAAGAAAAAGACGCTCTTGGAAAACCTGATCAGAACGGAGGAGGGGCTATTGCTATTCCTAAAGGATGGATAAAAAAAATAGAATATTTAACAGTAAGTTATGCTGCTCAATAAAAAACAAATTAAGAGTATACATAATGAGAAAGTAACTTTTATTAAAAATTTTACTAAGCCTAATAAAATATACGATTTTAATTATCTCTCCATTATTGCGGAAGAATATGTAGGAGATCAAAACGGAGTGGAAATCTATTCTAGAGGAGATTCTTTTGAAACTGTATGGGGCGTAAAACATATTCATAATGTCGATTATGACTTATTTTTATATTATGATTTTTTTAAAAAATTATTTAATTTTACAGACGATTCACGTAGCGGAGTAGATTTATTTTTTTCTTTTTCCTCTTGTGTAGGTCCTCCTCATGCAGATGAGGAAGTAGTTTTTCTTTTAGGTTTGTATGGAAAAACAATTTATAAAGACTTTAAACACAAAACGGATTACACTATAAACGCTGGGGATCTCTTGGTTATTCCAGGAGGAATTAGACACAAAGCAATTGCTTGTTCCCCTCGCATTATTGCTTCAATAGGATTCTTTGGTGACAGAAATAAATAAAAATATTTTATCAGTTGACTGCGATTTTGTTAAAGATTCTAGATCTTTAGTAGAATTAATTAAATTTGTCTTACAATATATAGATAAGATAGAAGATACCCATATTGTAATATCTCAAAAACATGTAGACATATATTATATTTTAGAACCTTTATTAAAAAATAAAAAAACTATAGATATAGTTTCTATTGATCATCACCATGATTTAACTTATCCAAACTTTCCTATTGATAAAGGACTAGCTTCCAGCAATTGGCTTGGATATTATTTAATGAAACCTGATTTTATTGATAATGCATATTGGTTATCTAATTATACATCAGATCCCGATGCAGGAGTTCAATGTGAAGATTGGATAACTATTACTAAAACATTTGACGATATCGCTTTTGATTCATTTGATTATCTATTTATTTGTGAATCTCCTTCTTATGCTACCAACGAATTTTCATTGTGTGCATATAGAATATTAATAGAAATTATAACAAGATTAAAAAATAAAGATAAATTTTTCTTTATGAAACCTACTTTACTTAACCATAAATATGCCTTTATTAACTAGCCCTGATAATAAAAAAGTTTTTTTTATTCACATACCTAGAACAGCTGGGCGTGCTTTATCTGAATGGTTTGTGCAGAACAATTTTAATATTGAGCACTATGACTGGAATCATTTAATTAATGATAATCCTGTAGGACATCTTTGTTATCCTGATTACAATATTCTTCCAGGAGTAAAAGACGCTTTTAAATTTGCAGTAGTACGAGATCCTTTAGATAGATTTATTTCTATGTGTCGCATTGTAAATTATGATTTTAGTAAGATAAAAACTCAAGAAGACTTTAAAAATGCTATTGAATCTTTAAAAGATGAAACAAAAGAAATGAATTGGTTTACCCCCCAGCATTATTTTATTGATAAAAAAACAGTTTGGTGGAAATTAGAAGATAAATTTGAAAGAGTATTTGTAGAGTGGTTAGCTCTTCCTTCGTATGGCAATGTTAAGTTAGAAGGAAAGATAGGGGATTATCCTAAAGAAGATTATGATAATAAGTCTCTTCCTTTACTTTCTATGGAAGTAAAAAATTTAGTTAAAGAATATTATAAAAAAGATTATGAAAGGTTTAATTATGAATAAAGTATTTATAGGCACCCCATGTTTTGGAGGAATGATTACAGCAGATTATTTTAAGAGCTGTTTACGTTTAGTAAACGAAGCCCCTAAACACAATATTCAATTACAGTTTGGAACAATTGGAAATGAATCTTTAATTACAAGAGCTCGTAATACTCTTGTTCAATTATTTATGGATGATCCTGGTAATTACACACATCTTCTTTTTATAGATGCTGATATTGGTTTTAGTGAAAAAACAATTTTTAGAATGTTAGAGTTAGATAAAGATGTAGTGACAGGAGTATACCCAAGAAAAGCAATTGATTGGAGAAAAGTAAAAAGAAAAGTTACACAAGATCCTGATGTGGATTTAGATGAGCTTCACGCAGCTTCTTTAGAGTATAATGTTAATGTGAAAAATCCAGAATATGTAGAGGTTAAAAAAGGCTTTATAGAAGTATTAGACGGGGCTACAGGATTTATGTTGATAAAAAGACAAGTATTTGAAAAAATGGCTAAAGCCTACCCTGAATTAAAATTTAAATCAGATCAGCATTTAAACCAACCCCATGATACTCAGTTTAATTATCACGACAATTCAGAGTGGAATTATGCTTTTTTTGATACTATGATTGAGCCTGAAACTAAAAGATATTTATCAGAAGACTACGCTTTTTGCAGATTATGGCAAAAAATTGGTGGAAGTGTGTACGCTGATGTTGTTAGTGGATTAAATCATCATGGAACATATGTCTTTAAAGGTAATGTAGGAACTCAATTCTTGCCACAAAACAAGAAATAATTTAGTATAGTTCTGCATGCAATTAACAGATTTAAAATTTTTACCAGGAGTAGATAAGCAAGATTCTGCTTATGCGGCTGGAGACGACAGACGTTATGTAGATTCTCAATTAGTACGCTTTCACTACGGAAAACCAGAAAGGTGGAAAGGATGGGAATATTTACCTAATCCTAATGAAACTCTTATTGGAGTAGTAAGAGACACTCATTCTTGGATAAGTCTTGATGGTACAAGATATTTAGCATTAGGAACAGATAGAAAACTTTATGTGTATTCAGAAGGGTCAGTTCATGATATTACTCCTATCCGTGAAACTGCTTCTCTATCCAATCCTTTTGAGACAACTTCAGGAGGAGCAGGAGTAACGGTCACAGATGCTTCCCATGGTGCTTTTGCTGGAGATTTTGTTACTTTTACAGATGGAAGCACTAACAATGTTGTAGATGGTTTAGAATTTAACAATGAATTTGAAATAACTACAGTTATAGACGCCAACAGTTACACAATTACTTTTCCCTCAAATGCTACAGGGACTACGGCCGCTGGTGGTGGTTCTGTCACAGCAAATTATCAAATTAATGTTGGACCAACTGCATCTACATATGGATATGGGTGGGGTGTTGCAACATGGGGATTAAGCACGTGGGGAACACCACGGGCTACTTCTAGTGTAACTATTTCAGGAAGAAATTGGTCATTGGATAATTTTGGAGAGGATTTAATAGCTACGGTATTAGATGGGGGATCATTTAAATGGGATACTTCTTCAGGTTTAACTGTAAGGGCCGTGAGCCTTGGTGCAACAGCACCTGTTGCTTCTCGATTTAACTTGGTTTCATCAGATACAAGACATTTATTTTTATTTGGAACATGCACCACGGTTACAAATGCCGCTACTCAAGATGATTTATTTTTTAGATTTGCTGATCGCGAAAGTTTAACTGTCTTTGCACCTACTGCAGAGAATGAAGCAGGTTCGCTTCGTATTGCTGATGGTTCTCGTATTGTAGGAGCTGTTAGATCAACAGGTCAAATACTTGTTTGGACTGATACTTCACTACACGGCATCCAGTTTGTTGGTACACCCTTTACTTTTGGTCAACGACAACTAGGAGCTAACTGTGGTTTGATAGCACAGCATGCAGCTATTGATGTAAATGGTAAAGCATTTTGGATGGGTGATGATGCTTTTTATATGTACGATGGTGTTGTTAAAAAAATGCCATGTTCTGTAGAAGATTACGTGTATGACGATTTAAGTTTTACTAATAAAAATGATATAGCTTGTGGGGTTAATCCTGAGTTTAATGAAATTATGTGGTATTATCCAAGTCAAAGCGCAACACAAATAGATAGACTGGTTGTTTATAATTATTTAGAAGGAACGTGGTATACTACCACACTTGGAAGAACTACTTATCTGGCTAACTATACTTATGAAGATCCTATTGCTACAGAATATAATGCTAGTTTAACAGCTAATGCTACTACAAGCACAGGAGTGTCCGATACACCAATTGGATTGACGGCGGGAGCTTCTTATTTATACAATCATGAGATAGGAAATAATCAAGCTAATGGTACGGCTATTGCAGCTTCTTTAACAACAGGATCTATTGAAATTGGGGATGGCGATCAATTCATGTCAGTAAGTAAATTTGTTCCTGATTTTACCAGTTTATCTAAAGAATTAACAGTTACGATGACATTAGAAGAGTACCCTCAATCCACTACAAGTCAAACTACTTCAGGAAATGTAAGTAGCACAACTCAAAAAATTAATGTAAGAGGAAGAGGGAGATCAGTTAAATTAAACTTTGCAACCGATGTAGTAGATGAAACTAATTGGAGATTAGGTTCAATGAAACTACAACTTAGACCAGACGGGAGAAGATAATGAAAAAAGGATACCACAAAACTAAAGAAGGAAAAACGGCTAAAAAAGGATTATGGTATAACATAGCCCAAAAAAGAAAAGCTGGAAAAACTATGCGTAAGAAAGGTGCAAAAGGAGCACCAACTGCAGAAGCTATTAAAAGAAGTCAAGTATAATGAAAAAAGAACATAAAAGTCCTACTGGCGGATTGACACAAGCAGGAAGAGATTATTTTAAAAAAACAGAAGGATCTAATTTAAAAGCTCCTCTTAATAAAGGAAAAAATGCTAGACGAATTTCTTTTGCCGCACGATTTGGAAGCATGGACGGTCCGATGAAAAAACCTGATGGCAGCCCAACTCGTAAAGCTTTAGCTCTTAAAAAGTGGGGGTTTGGCTCACCAGAATCAGCCCGTAAATTTGCACAAAATAATAAAAAAAGTAGCAGCAAAAAAGTATAATGAAAAAAAATAAAATAAAAACAGTTAAAAAAGTAATTAAAGGTTTAAAAAAAGCATCTAACACACATGCTAAACAAGCAAAAACTTTACAAAAAGTTATAAATAGAAGAGGAAAATAATGGCTAAAATAACCATTACACGATTACCAAACGCAACGCCAGATTATCAACCAGGTCAATTTGATCAAATGGTACGATTACTTGAACAAATTATTTTATTTTTAAATACCTCGTATGCTCAAGACATAGAAGATAAATCGTCAGGAAGGAGTTGGTTTCTTGGCTGATACTTTTGTAAATTCTTCTCTTGATGTTATTAATACAGACTTAAGTGCAGTCTATACTGTGCCTACAGCATCTCCAGGCGTAACAGGAACAGCTCCTGTTTTCCCTACTACAAGTCTTGTCAAATCTATTATAGTAGCCAGTGATTCAGCAAATACAACTTTAGTAGATATAAAATATCTAGACTCAAGTGCTACAGCTACTTTTGTTTTATTTAATCAAAAAAGTATTACAGCAAATACAACCGTAGAACTATTAGACCAGCCCTTAGTGTTGGAAGAAAGTGATATATTATATGTTCAAGCAAACGCTGCTAATCAAGTTCATGTGACAGCGAGTGTTTTAGAAATAACAAAGGGAGATCTGTAATCGACTTACATTCTTTATTTATTACCCCTGTCTTTTCTATAAATTTAGCAGGATATGAAGATCTTATTAAAATTATAAAAGAAATTAAAGAGAAAGAT